CCCTCGTCCTTGGCATTGGCCACGACATTCCCCCCGACTTTTTTCGCGTGTCGGCCGTGCCCGCCCCAGGTGATGCCCGGTGGGCCGCTCATCCGTTCCTTGATGAACCGCTTCCGGGTCCGGCCCGCGAACCGCTTGTGCTCCTGCCGGATAAACTTGTAGGCCTCGAGCGGCGCATCCAGGAGTGCCGCCTTGAACTCCTCCACGCCTAGAGCTTCGATGATGAGGGCGTCAGCCATCTCTTAAGTCCGGGAGCTGATAGCTGATGGCCGATAGCTAATAGCCAGAGTCAGAAGTCCAATCTGGCCATCTGCCATACGCCATCGGCTCTTCTCGTCAGGCCACGCATTCCAGCCGATAGAAGCCCTCATCGGACTCCAGGATCTGGGTCACGACGAGGCGCGTGTTCTCCAGATCGCTCAGTTTGACCTTGAGCTGCACGTAATCGATGCCGGCCTTCGGATTGGTCACGCCGAGCGTCGCGTCATTGGCGATCTGGAGATCCACGACCTTGGCGTTGAACGCATGCTGCCCGAGTCGGATGCTGTCCACAAACGGCCCGCGATTGATCACGGCCTTGATCGTCTTCGGCGCCGCCCCATGCGGCTCATAGATCACGCTCTCCGCGAACTCGTCGCTGTTGAGGAAGACCGGGTTGTCCGCGACGAGTTGAGTCTTAAAACTCATAGTCTATTGGGTCCGTTGGGTCATTGGGTCTATCGGGTCTGACTCAATAGACTCGATAGACTCAATAGACCCAAGAGACGCTTTTCTATTCAGTGCCGAGTGCGGCCCTTTTTCGTGGCAGCCGCAGCGGTCACCGGCTGCTCGTCCTGGGTTTCGATCCGCTCGACGATGGCGTCCAGGCCCTTCGCTAGTTCGCCCTCCATGCCAAAGGATTCCCCCGCCTTGAACTGGACGAGCTGGCGGGTTCGCCATCTGCCATCAGGCAAGGCCTCAAGCTGGTGCCGGCGCCGGCGGACTTGCTCGTCCGTGAGTGCCAGGATCGTCCCGGCGCCGACCGTGAACGTCTGCTTGGCGCGATAGCTCCGCATCATGTCATCGTGACATAGCAGGACCGCTGCCAGTAGCCGTAGCCCGTGCCGCGCCAGGCATCGATGCCGAACTGCCAGGCGTCGTTGTCGAACTCGAACTCGGACCCCTCGGCCTTCGCCTTCAGCTCGACTTCCTGCTCCGTCTGCCGGATCAAGCCCCGGATCGGGCTGTCCGTCCGGAAGATGGCAAAGCTGTCGGTCCAGGTCAGCCGGGCGTTCATCTGCACGTCCACCGTCAGCCCGGCGATCAGATTCGGGTTCAGGTTCTGTTGCAGTGCGGCCGTGGTCAAGGTCCCGACCGCCGCGACCGCCACCAGATAGAGCCCGACCGGCACGATCACGACGAACCGGCGGGCGTTCTCGTTCATGGGCTCGCCGCGATCGTCCTTGAACGAGAGAATCTGGGCGATGCCCTTGAGCATCGTCTGCTGCATTTCCTCGACGCTCGGCGCGGTCACCGCACCATGCACGGCGGCGGGCAAGGTCGAAATGTCCACCGCGATGTCGTTGTCCTGCGTGCCGGAGCCACCTTCGACGTGGTCCGTGTCGAAGTAGAACTGGCCGTCGTAGCAGACGGTGGAGGGCGCGTTCAGGAGCAGCGTGGAGAGCAGACTGGCCCAATGCGTCTGCGCACGGTCCGCGAACTCCTGAGTCCGCGCCGAGATCTGCGGGGTCTTGTCCCGCCGAACGTCGCGTTTGGTGAATTCGATGGTCGCCTCATAATGCTTGTTGACGACCGTGATCCCCTGCCCGGAGAAGCCCTTGGCCTGGCGGCCGCCGATCCATTCGCGCATCGCCGGCGACTGGCCGAGGAAGTTGTAGGTCTCCGAGGCCTGATCGGAGCTGAAGAGATTGCTGACGCCGTCGATCCAGCCCATCCCGGGATCGGCCTCAAGGCGGGCGAAGTACATGCCCATGATCGCGCGGCTACTGAGCAACGATTGGTCCATGATCGTCTCCTTTTCGTGCTAGAGTGACGGCACCCGTGACGGCGCCGCGGCTTACGCCTCGGTTGCCCAGATCCCGCGGAGCTCCGCCACGATCGGGCCATTGGCATCGCCCGTGATCAACTTCACGAAATCGCCGCGCCGCTGCGTGGCCTTGGTCAGCAGCAGATCCTTGTTGTCCGTGCCGGGCAGGTCCGGCCCCTGGACCTTGTCGGCGGCCGCTGGATCCACCTTCACTAAGGTGGTGCCGAACGCCCCGATCGCCACGATCTTGATATTGACGGGCGTCGCCACAGCCGGCATCGTGAGCGCGTCCCCATCGGCGGCGGCATCGGCAAAGAACACTTTGCCGTTGTCCTCGATGTCGAAGGTCTTGACGCCGCTGAGCGTCTCGCGCTTGCTGTACTCCTGGTAGGGATCCCGGCAGGTCGGCGCATCGAAGGCGACGACGACCAGATCGGCGGAGACGAAGCGATGCACGAACCCGACGAAGACCGCAGCGGTCGGCAGGAAGACGAAGGTGTCGTCGTCCGTCGCATAGACTGGCTGTCCCACGTCGGTGATCAGCGCGCCCGTGACCGTGAGCTGGACGTTGCCGCTCTCGATCACCCGCACGTTGATCGCGGCCGCCGCGCCGGCTGCGTTGTCCGCCTTGGCCTCCGCGAATCCGGCGAAGCGATCTGCCGCATTCAACGGGCGTGCATGTCCCGTCCCGTCAACGAGTCCGACCGCCGCGCCTTCATAGACGATGTCGGCGGCGATGACGGGGTATTCGTTCCGATTGCCTTGCTCGTAATCGCGTGGCTTATTCGCAGCGAGTGTTGCCATGTCAGGCCTCCCTTGTGCTCAGTGGTGTCGTCGTCCCTTGGGTCAGTGGTCCCTTAGACCACCGGTGCGGCCGTCCGTTCGGCCACCCGCTTGGTCAATATCTTGATACCGCCGCGTGCGTCCGCTCGCTGGAACGCGAGAAACGCGGCCTCACTCGTGAACTCCTGCTGCACTCCCCCGATGTTGCGCTCCCACTCGGCCTTCCAGGAGGCCTCATTGCCGCCACTCGGGCTGGGCGCGTCGCTCCCCTCGGACGCCGGCACCGGCTTGGGCGCCTCGGCATAGAGGGCCTCCAGGGTCTGGCCGCGCTTGGTGCGCTCGGCCTCCAGGACCTTGGCGGCCGCCTGCTCGCCCGTGGTGCTCCCGTCGAACATACAGGCCTCGATCAGCTTCTCGTGTCCGGCCAGATGCTGGGCGCGGACGGCCTTGATCCGTGTCCGCTCCCGCTCGGCACCGGTGGTAAGGCCGTCTTGATAGCCCGCTGTGCGGCCTTCTTTTGTCCCGGCCTCCTTCCCCGCTTCCAGGCCCTCTTGCCGGGTCTGTGTCCGGATCTCCGCGACGAGCGACGGATACCGCTCCGTCAATTCCTCGATTGTCGTGGGTTCCAGTGGTTCCAGCTTCTTCGCCATACGTCCTCCCTTTTGCTCGCGGCCCTCGGCGAGGGCGCTGAGTGTGTCCTCCAGTGTGGCCTGCTCATCGACCAAGCCGCTTCTGAGCGTCTGTTGGCCAAGAAACACGCGACCATCCGCCATGTCGGCCAGGACTGCTTCGGCGGTGACGCCCCGGAACTGCGCGACGTCGCCCACGAAGGTCTGATAGATGTGATCAACCATTTCCTGAATGGTCATGCGCCCGATGTCCGAGAGCGGTGCGTGGCTGGAGGCGATGCGCTTGAACTTGCCCGCCACGATCTCGGTGGTCTTGACGCCCATCATTTCTTCGCGCTTGGAGATATCCACGTGGGTCGCGACGACGCCGATCGAGCCGACTTCGACCGTATCGCCCGAGATCACGACCCGGTCGGCCGCCGCCCCGATCCAATAGGCGGCGGAGGCCATGATGCCGTCGGTGAAGGCCACGATCGGCTTCTGGCCACGGCCGGCAAAGATGCGCCGGGCCAGCTCCTGGGTGCCGTCCACAGTGCCGCCCGGACTGTCGATGTTGAGCAGGATGGCGCGGACCTGTGGATTGTCGAGGGCCTGCTGAAACTCGTTGGCCAGGATCTGCGTGGAGGTGCCGCCGGAGATCTGCGTAAATAGGTTCATCTTCTTCGCAATGATGCCGTCGATCGTCAGCACGGCGACGCCGTTTTCCAGGACCTCCAGATAGCTGGTCGGCTGCGTCTGCTGGACGAGGGGGCCGAGCTTGGCTTCGATCTCTTGGGCTGATAGGTGCTCGTTCCGGACGTGCCGCAGATAGACTTCGCGGATCTCCTCGAGCTTGGCCGGGACAATGGCCCAGGGGCTGTTCATGATCTTGAGGAGACTCATAATCGACTATCTCCGCTGATCGCGTCGTCGCGCATCGTCCTCGATGGCGTCTGGATCCGTGCCCGCCGCCCCGCCACCCACCGCCACGGGTTCCAGCCCGTCCGCCACGCGCCGGCGCTTCTCCTTGAGCTGCTGCCGGTGCGTCTGCTCCCAATCGACCCCGACGAGTTCGGCCGCTTCCCGGTCCCGATCGGAAATCCCGAGGTCAATACGCGCTTGAGCGGCGTTGGTCTCGTCAAGCTCATTGATCATCCCGCGCGCTGGCCCCACCCACTCGGCGCCGCAATAGGCCTTCCGTAGTAGCGGATCCGACAGGAAGCCGGGCGCGGTGATGCGGCCGAGCGCGACCGCCTCCCACATCCAGACCTCGTACACGGGCTGACAGAAATGGACGCCGACCCAGTGCCGGCGAGCCCGGAAGAATTTCCAGGCTTCGAGCAGGGCGGCGCGGGCGGCGCTGTAGCTGGCGGTGAAATGCTTGATCAGGATTTCGTACGGCAGCTCCAGGGCGACGCCGATCTGGCGGAGGATGGCCTGCACGAATGGATCGAACGCGGTATTCGGGCGCTCGGGCTTGGCCTGGTCGATCTGTTCGCCGGGGGCGAGGCCGATCATGGCGCCATAACCCAACTTGTAGTCCTCGTCGCTCTTTGAGCCGCCGATCTCGCCCGTGGGGAGCATGGGGGCCA